GGCAAACCATCATTTTGCGAAGGAATATCTTGTGCATTGCCAATGTCTAAAACAGATTTATCAGAAATAGAAAATCCATTTAGACCAAAGGAAGATGAAATTGAATATTGGATAAATGGTTTATTAAGTTCACAATTTAAGGAAAGTGAAATTAGTTCAGGATATGCATTTAAAATGATAGAGGATTTACAATGAATATATTTCACGAAATGGCTTGGGATAAGTGTTTATCTCACGAAATATGGCCAGCATTAAAAGAGGGTTGGCCAGAGACAGATGAAAATGTACACTTCTTATGGGGTCTTGCAGGTAAGAATAGAGGCATTATACGAGAGTGTAAAGAAAAGAAAGAAGACTTTTGGTATGTTGATGTAGGTTATTTAACACAACAAATTACAAGATATCCAGAACCTAAAATTAATGATTATGATAAAACATATTTTAGAATAGTAAAAAATAAATTACATACAACATCAGGTAGCGTAGGTAATGGTGATAGATTAAACATTTTAAAAAATCAAGGCATAGATGTAGAGTTCAAAGGTTGGAATACAAGCACAGAGGTTAAAAAACACATCTTAGTATGTCCTTCATCACAAACAGTTACATATGATATTTGTGGTGTATCACAAGAAGAATGGATAAATGAAGTTGTAAAAATATTAAAAGAATTTACAGACAAAGAAATTAGAGTAAGAAATAAACCAAGACCAGGAAATGAATGGTGGGGAACTGATATAAAAGATGATTTAGTAAACTGCCAATGTTTAGTAACAAGTATGAGTTTATCAGCTGTAGACGCCATATTAAATAGAACACCTGTAATTTGTCATACATCTAATGTCGCTTCACTTGTAGGCAGTAATGATTTAAAATTTGTAGAAAAACCTATGAAACCTGGCCATAAAACAATTAGAGAATGGATGAGATTAGTTGTTGATAATCAATTCACATTAGAAGAAATGAGAAACGGTACAGCATACAAATATTTAAATCAACAACAAGAAAATATTAAAATGATGAGAGGTAAATAGTGATTAATTTTTGTTGTGTATATTATGGTACAAGATATAAAGTTGAGTATGTACAAAAATTATATAACATGATTCAACGACACTTGACCATACCACATAAATTCATTTGCTTTACAGATAATATTAGATTAAATAAAATGGTAGAAGGTGATATTGAATGTAAACCTTTTCATTACCATAATTATCAAGGTTGGTGGAACAAGCTACAACTATTTTCTCCAGAAGTAGAATTAGAAGGAGTTAATTTTTATTTAGACCTTGATGTTGTATTATTAGATAGTATAGATAAATTTGTAGAATACGGTAACGAAGATTCATTTTGTATAACCAGAGATTTTAGTTATTCAGACAGAATGTGGAATTCTAGTGTTATGAAATGGAATAACAAAACCGCTACCGATTTAATATGGAAACCTTTTCTTGCCAACAAGACACAATTTATGTCTCTACAAGGTGACCAAAATGTTATATCAGATTGTATACGAGACAAAGATAACTGTTTATCATATCCAGATGAGTGGACTTTTTCATATAAATGGAGAAGCAGAATCAAACCAGCCTTTAGTAGAGCAGACTGGACCTTTGAACAGGTGCCAGGTGCTTCAATAGCCGTATTCCACGGTAGTCCAAATCCACACGAATCCGACCAAGATTGGGTCAAAAATAATTGGATTTAGGGCTTGACATGGTATTCTACATGTGTTAGAATCCATGCATGAATTGTACATTTTTTGAACAATATACACCAAATGAGAATCATTCTCAAAAAAATAATTTAAATTATTTTTCAAATCCCTTTAAAATCAATAGTTTACAGAGGCAGAAAGTGCTTGACAAAGCTTTCCAGACCTGTATAATGGACACATATGATAAAGAAACAAAAAGGAGAAAACATAATGACTATACAAAGTGAATTTGAAGATAACATTATTTTTACAGATGATATTGATATGATATCTCACGAAGATAATCCTGAAAAATATTTTATGAACATTGAAATGAAAGAGAATATTAATAAAGTTCTTGATAATTTAAATCCAATTGTTCACCGTTATATTTCAGATACAATAAAAGAAAGATATGCTATTGACTGTAAAAAAAGACATTGTAAATTTGATGATAATAATGTTGAACAATCATTTAGAGTTATTAGATACTCTTTTGCAGATTATATAAAACCTTATTGGGAGGCTGTATAATGAGTATGAATGACTACGCTATGAGTATAGCAGAAAAAATAATAGAAGAAACATCTTTAAAAGTAATCGAAGGTGAAATAACTTTTGATGATACAGAAAAAATTTATCAATATCAATTAACACATGAGGAAACCACAGCATTAGGTTTCTTAGGAATACATGATGAAATTGATTTTAGAGAGGTAATTGAAAATGAATCATAACGGATATTTTGCAATTTACCCATTGAGTGAACAGAGTTATAAAGAAATATTTAAAGAAAGGATGGAAAATGAATAAGATTTTATTAGGTGTGCTGGTGTTTTTTTCTCTCTCTTTGTTTTCACATCCAGCACACTCTGGAGATTATGAAGAGGCTGTTGGTGCTCATGTGCTACGAGAGACACTTGCCGGCAGAGGTATGAAACATGAAGAAATTATGGCAAATGAATTAAAAAGAATTGCTCATAGACATACGATTGAGATACTTGGTATAATGTCTGAACATTTACCACATATATTAAAAGGTATTCAATCAGAGTTAAGAATGAAAGCAGATGAAGAATATAAATGTTCACTAATGGAGAATACGAGGTATCCTTGTAAATGATAAACTTTATAATTTTATTATTGACATTTATATTTGTTATGAATTTAACAAAAATACACGATAAAATTTGTATGATTTTATCAAACTTAGATGAGAGAATATTTGGAGGTAAAAATGAATCATAACGGATATTTTGCAGTTAAATTGGATAAAACATGGACAGATGTTATCAAAAAAAATGCAACAATGGAAGTTGTTCGTGGAGACCATATCACACTTGCATATAAACCAGATGATGTTGCATTTGCTAGATATACTAAATTGGTTGGTAAAAGAGTTAATGCATATATTGATGAGTTAAGGAGAAATGAAAATATAGAAGCATTTTGGGTATCAGATATGTTTTACGATAGTTACAGTTTAACAGAAAGTGAAAAAGTATTAAAAAGGTGGGATGATGGTGCACCTCACATAACGATTTCACATAAAAAAGGGTTAAAAGCTAAAGAAGCAAATACCATGTTTACAAATCCTACTCATACGGAAGAAAGAATAGGCTATGTAGAAGGTATCATTGAGTGGATAGACTTAAAATAATATTAAACAACAGGAGAAAATATGTACACTAAAGAAGAAATAAGAAAAGAGTTTGCTACAGCAAAAGAAAAAGACCTAAGTGGTAAAACAGAAACTTTTGTCAATAGAGCTGCCATGATGAAAAAACACATGGAAGAGGAAAGAGATATGCCAGAGTTGTATGAAAGTATGGAAGACATAAATGGTAAACCTTTTAATTTTGCTGGATTGTATGAGACATATTCTTCAGACAATCCTAAAGAATACGTTTTCTTGAAATATTATGGTATGACATACAGAGAATTATGGATGAAAAAAGACCCTAAAGCATTTAGTGGTTCTACAGAAGATATGATTGAAAATGTATCAGTTGAGGTGCCTAATGTACCAAAAGATGATTTATCTAACATAGTGGAGGAAATGAGTGAAGTATAACGAAGATAAAATTTTATTAGAAATCGGTCAATATATTGAGGGTACATATTCTCAACACTATAGTGCTGATAAAAATGGATTTCAGGTACAAGATATGTTACGACATCTTGACCTTGATAAAGATTTTTGCCAAGCAAATGCTATCAAGTATTTGTGCCGATATGGTAAAAAAGAAGGTAGAAACCGTAAAGACATAATTAAGGCAATTCATTATTGTATATTATTATTGTCTAGTGAGGATTCTAATGGTTCATGAGTATCTAAAATTCATGGATGAGCTGCTGGTAATCAAGGCATCTCTAGAATTACAAGAGGAATCTGGTAAGGTAAATACCGACTTACGAGACTATGTTGACAATCTACTAGCAGAGTATAATATTTTAGTTGAGGAGATTGAAAAAGGCATGGAAAATGAGGCGAAAAAAACATTACATTAAGGCTTGACAAGGGCTTAAATATGTAGTACCATGGTCGAGACAGACTAAAAATGTCAAAATTGAAATAACTTTAAGGAGTAATATAATATGGCAAGAGCTAAACTAAGCAAAAAACAAAAAGTACTAAACCTACTATCAAAAGGTGAACCAGTATTCTGGAGAACACTAAGAAGTAGATTTGATATAACATCACCACGAGCAATGATTGATACATTACGCTCAGAAGGACACATGATTTATATTAATCAAGGTACAGGTACTAACCGTAACAATACTTCATATCGTATGGGTATGCCATCTAAAGCTATCGTAGCTGCAGGCATTAAGGCACTATATGGTACAGAGTACGCTTATAGTTCTTAATGGATTAAGGGTGTCCTTTCGAGGACACCCACCATTATATGATAATTAGTTATAAGTTGGAGGCAATTCTAATGTATCACAAAATAAGTTCAATGTGCGATAAAGTACGAGTAATTTACGAAAAGGCAGAAGAATTAAGGATAGCAAAGTACGGCCACAAGGATGATTTTACCGAAAAAGAATCGGATGATGATATCAACCGTAGAATAAAAGATATTCAATCATTATGCAGAGAAATAGCAAATGATAAAGGAAAATATAATAAGTATCCAGCTAAAAAGGATACTTAAAAAGAAATATAAGTAATATGACATGAATATAAATTACGAACCAATTATAGCATTTTTAATCATGATAATGTTACTTGCATACACCTTACAAAAGGCAAATGCACTATAGGATAGTAAAATGAGAATAATATTATACAGTAAAAAGAATTGTGTTTATTGCACAAAAACAAAAAATCTTCTTGAAAAATTAAATTTAAATTTTACCGAGAAGAAATTTGAAGATTTTAAATCCGTAGATGATTTTAAAAAAGACATAGGTAAACAAGTAAGAACAATGCCACAAATAAAGATTAATGGAAATCTTATTGGTGGTTACAACCAATTAGTAGAACATTTTAATACTGAAGGTTTAGTTAACTTCAAAGGAGAGATAGTTGAGCGAAGACAAGGATAACGGCAACATTAAAAATAATGTTATACAATTTCCCAAAATAGATGTTAAACGAGATGATGGCCAAGATTCTTGGAAACTTGATGATGTTTGGACATATAACAAAGGTGACGGTACACCAAAAGATTTATCATTAGATAATGAGGAAAAGGTACATAATTTTGTTGAGGCCTTAGTTGAAGAGCATGCCATCAATTACATTAAAACATCTGTGGATGCTGATATCAATATTGAACATAAAGACTTTTATAAAGATTTGGCATTTATAACAGACATGTATAGAGCTGCAACTTATAGAAATTTTGATATACAACATATATCACAAAAGGTTATAGATAAACTGGTTACTTTAGAAAAGTATGAAGGTAAAATACAACCTGTTATAGACTATGCACCAATCATCACCGAAAAGGATTATAACAATATGAATCCTGACCAGATGTGTTTTGATTTTTATAAAGAAAATCTTATACCCATACAAAGTGATATTGAAATTGATTTTGTGCCTGATATGGAATGGTTAGACCCTGAGGATGACCAATGATATTAGTTGACCTAAATCAGGTACTTATTTCTAATGTAATGGCACAAACCAGAGGCCAAGAAGAAGCTAACCTTGATATGATACGACATATGGTTATCAATTCTATCAGAGGTTATAATCTTAAATTCAAAGAAGAATATGGTACACAAGTATTATGTTCTGATTCTGCCAATCCGTGGAGAAGACAATTATTTCCACATTACAAATACCAAAGAAGACAAGGCCGTGATGAATCTACCACAGATTGGGATGATTTATTTGCAAAGATTATGGAAATCAAGGAAGAGATAAAAGAAAACTTTCCTTATATGGTATTATCAATAGATAATGCTGAAGCAGATGATATTATTGCAGTCTTAGTAAGAGAGGCCAACCATAAGAAAGAACCTGTAATGATAGTATCAGGTGATAAAGATTTTATACAATTACATAAACACGAAAATGTCAAACAATTTGCACCCATACAGAAAAAATTTGTAGGTGAAGGGGTTGACCCTAAAGTATTCTTACACGAACAAATAATAAAAGGTGACCGTTCAGATGGCATACCTAATATATTATCTGATGATGATGTTTTTGTTACAGGTGAAAAGCAAAGACCTATTAACAAGAAAAGGTTGGAAGAATGGGCCAACCTAGATAATATACCTTTAGGAAGTCAGACTAAAAAGAATTACGATAGAAATAAGAAACTTATAGACTTAGAGGAGATACCGATATCTATAATGGAGAACATTATAAATAGTTACAGAAGTTATGAAATACCTGATAGGTCAAAACTATTACCGTATTTCATGAAGCATAAATTGAAATCGTTAATGACTAATATAAATGATTTTTGAAATTGGAGAATAATTATGGTAGAACAAAACCCACATTTAATATCTAAAAAAGCTATGGAACAGATGTCAACAACAGCTGGCTCTCAAGCACCTTTAATGAGTGAAGTATTTAAAAAAGTTCACAATGCAAAGGTTAAATCTAAAAAGGTAGAAATATTAAAGGAGAATGATACACCCGGATTGAGAATGATAATCAAAGGTGCATTTGACCCTAATATACAATGGGATTTACCTGAAGGCACACCACCATATATAGCAAATGAGGCACCTGAAGGTACACAACATACTACTTTGGAAGGAGAATCTAAAAGATTATGGCATTTTGTAAAAGGTGCTGACCCTTCATTAACAAAAGGTAGAAAAGAAACATTGTTTATTCAAGTTTTAGAAGGCCTTCATAAAGATGAAGCAGAAGTTTTAATCGCAGTCAAAGATAAGGTATTGCACCGTATGTTCAAAGGCTTGAACGGTAATATGGTGAAGGACGCTTTTGGTTGGGATGAAAACTTTATGCAAAAATCGTAAAAAAGTGCTTGACATATGATTTGATTCCTGTATAATGGAATCATTAAATCGAGGTATATAATATGGACTATGGCGTAAACTTTGCAAACTTTAATGGACTAATCAACATTCCTTTTGACATGAATCCTAGATTCACACCAATTAATACTGTTGAATTCAAAGAATATCATCAAGACTTATTTGAAGAAAGACTTATTGAATACAATACACTAAGGGGTGATATGTCATTTGAATCAGACCTTGCAGTAGAAAAGAAGTTAGTTAAAAAAACTTCTGAGGCGATGAACATAGAACCTTTTCTAGACATTATAGAAATGGGTTTAGAAATACCTGATGATGTTATCATCATGCACAAGGGAAAAGTTGAAGCATGTTTTGTTGCAATGGCAAGTGGGTGGAATCCTAAAAAGGTAAATGGTATGACACTATCAGAAGTCCATGAACCTGTTGCTGATGGTGAAACTTTAAGAAAAGCTAGTGATGGTATTTGGCGTGCTATGACAAGTGGTAAATCTTTTCATAGACACACATGGGCAATATCATCTTTAAAAAGATTAAGTAATCACCCACATTACGAAAGACCTGAAATTAAATCCTTAGATGATTTGACTTTTAGAGTTGAACATGAAAGAACCTTAACAGTTGATGAAGATACAGCTGCTTTCTTTATAGATGTTCAAAGATTTCCATTAAATTTTGTATTAGAAAGAAATGGCGGAGTTTTGAAAAGATGTATTAACAGTATGTCTGAAGAAGTTTTAGAATATAAAAATTTAGTTGAAGTAAAGGAGTTACTAAATGTATAACATATACGATGACTGGTTATTTCTCTTTTTAAGAGATTGGTTGCCTACAATGACATTAATATTATTTGTACTAGCAGTCATAGTAATAAAATTATCAGGTGAATTTGATGAGTAAAATAAAAAAGATTCCCTACAAGTTTGTTCATGTATATTGGATTGATATAACATCTGATTCATCATGGCGAAGTGTGGAAGATATAAAAGAAGAAAACTTACCTAGATGTCTAAGTACAGGTTTCTTAATTAGTGATGAGGATGAAGTCATTAGATTAGTTAGTGATTTCAATTTTAAGGAAGATGGTAGTATTGATGAATGTGGCAATTCTACAATAATACCAAAATGTGTAGTTCAAGAAGTAAAGGAGATAGCATGAACACAGAAAGTAAAGAAATAGACCAGCACTTAAAAAAACAGTTAGTAGAAACACCAAAGGTTCTTAAAAACTTTTTAAAAGAGAATAATGAATCATCACCTGGTATAACTTATTATACTGGTTATTGGGGTCAAGATTTAGAAGATAATCTTACAGATAGACAGAGAGAAAAACTACAATCTCAAATGAGTAAACTATCAGAAAAGTTGGTATTTACATCTAGAAAATTGCCAGAGAATGTTGGTGGGTATCATTACATAGCCTATGTCAAATAAGAAACCATATTTTTTAGGCAATCTTTTGAGTAAAAATAAAAAGGCAAAAGTAAAACCTTTCAATAATAGAATTCTAGTTTTAGAAGAAATTTTAAAAGAATTGAAAGATGAACAGAAAAAAACAGGTGATACCTTATGGAGAAATATCGCTGTATATAAAGAAATGTATAAAATTCTCAAAGGTTTAATTAGTGAATCGAATAACAAATCTAATTGATAAATCTATAACTTTAATAATCGGTATTTTTTATACCTTCACTATATTTACAATTGGCACATTTTTTCCCAACCAATATGTTATAAAGTATCCTATATTTGAATATGAAACAGAAGTTGAATTTTTAGATGGTCTACAAACTTGTATAACTTACCACAATTTAACAATACCAGAATCAAGAAGAATACCAAATAGTATGATGGTGTCTCAAGCTATTTTAGAGACAGGTTGGGGCTCATCTAGATTATCTGATGAAGCTAATAATCTTTACGGTATAAAGGCATTTGATGAAACAAAACCTCATGTACATGCTTTAGAAAATAAAAAGGTCATGTATAGGAGTTTTGAACACAAGTGTGAATCAGTTGGTGAATATATAAGACTTTTAAATAATCATAGTGCATATAAAGAATTTAGAGATTTAAGAGACACTATGATAACTATGAATATGCCATTAGATTCCAGACAATTAATTAAGACATTAGACAAGTATTCTGAGACACCCGACTATGCTGAAAGAGTAATTAGAATAATAGATAAGGTAGAAAATATGCATAAATAGGTGTATGTTTTTAGCAATACTTACCCTTATTAGTGGCATATCATTATCTATCATTGCAGCCGGTTATTCGATAATTGGTTTAGCAGCTTTGTTTGCAGGTGCAACAACGGCCATATATGCAATGGGTGGTGCATTAGAAATTGCAAAACTTGTTATGGCAAGTTGGTTATATAATAATTGGAATAATCCATTATTACCAAAGTCAATTAAATATTATTTGACAACATCTGTAGTAGTTTTAATTTTTATAACTTCGGTAGGCATATTTGGTTTTTTATCAAAGGCACATTTAGACCAAGTTGTACCTGAAAGTAACAATGCATTACAGATACAAATAATAGATGAACAAATAGAACAAAGACAGAAGGTAATTGACCGTTCACAATTACAATTAGAAAAGATGGATGAATTAATCATCAATCAATCTGAAGAAACAAGTTGGTTTAGTAGTAGTTCACAAAGGGCGATTACAGAAAGAAATAATCAAAAACAAGAAAGATTATTATTAGAAAATACTATAGAAGAAAGTTTAAATAAGATTAATGAATTATCAGATAAGAAATCTGAGATTAGGACAGAACAATTAAAGCTAGAGGCTGATTTAGGTCCTATAAAATATGTAGCAGAATTTATATATGGTGATGAAGCTGCAAATCATTTTGATAAAGCAGTTAGAATAATTATTATTATATTGATATTCGTATTTGACCCTGTAGCAGTATTAATGCTTATATCGGCAAATATATCATTACGACAATTAAGAAAACCAAAAACGGAGGATAAACCAAACGATTTATTACCTAAAAATTTGCCTAAAAAGGACAATAATTTAGATAATGAGAATCAAAATAAACTAGTGAAGATAATCACGGAGAATAAAGAAGACTGGAAGAATAGCCGTGAGTATAAGAAATTTATAGAAAGTTTATCAGAGGAAGAATTAATCAAATTAAATCCCGATGAAGTAAGATTGAAACTAAATCAAATTTACGAATGGGGTCAAAATGAGGACAAGTATAAAAGCAATGTATAAAAACGGAGGATAACATGCATAAAATACAACAGTTGTTTGAACTTAACCAGTCAGAGTACAATGAACTGAATGAATCGAAAAATATTAAAATATTAGAAACGGAAAAATACCCGATACACTTGTCTCATCAAACCGATGATTATGGTGAAGAAATCTATCCTCAAGAATTTACTTACAATGTTACCATCAGAATTAAATATACACCATCTTCCCTAAAAGAGGCGTGTACCATAGAAGATTTCTTTAGTTGTATATAATGCACTAAAATAGTGCATAAAAAAAGATTAAATAATGCTTGACATGACAACCAATACCTGTATAATGGACACATATATAAATTATGTTGAGGTGACTTATGAAAGACTTTATAGAAAAACTTGTAGAACTATGTGATATGATACCAGATGTGGTTAAGGCCATAGTTATGGTATCTGTAATTTCAATTTTCTGGATATTAGTATTAAGATGAATATCTTTTTTTTGAGTAAAGACCCTGTAGAAGCTGCTCAAATGAGTTGTGATAAACATGTCTGTAAAATGATAGTAGAATCGGCACAGTTATTAAGTACTGTGCATAGATTTTATGATGGTAAAGAATATTACGATAAGACAGCTAATGGCAGAAAAATAAAAAGATGGAAACATCCTGATAAAAAACTAGAAAAAGTTTTATACAAAGCAGGCTGGCTAAAACATCCATCAACAATATGGTTGCTTGAAAGTGCATATAACTATAATTGGTTATACAAACACATGATGGCTTTAGGTGATGAATTTACCAAGAGATATGGTAAAAAACATTTGACTATTGAAAAGATGAATGATGTTTTAAGAAACCCACCTAAAAAAATACCACTAAATAAGCTTGCAACAGAACCAACACCTGCTATGCCAGATGAATGTAAAGTAGATGGTGATTCTGTAGCAAGTTATAGAAAATATTATATAATGAAGAAAAGAAGTTTTGCTACCTGGAAGGCACCGTCAAAAATGCCAGAATGGTATCAAAAAGGAGTGAAAAATGAAAGTTAAAGATATATTTAAATTAATCGTAATGATACCTATTACTGTTATAGTATCATACGGTGTACTAAAAGTTATGGAGTTAATAGTCTTATGATTAGAGAAGATATGCTTGAAGCGTTAATATCACACGCTCAAGGACACATAAAAAAACATAGAATCAATGTAGAAGTTCTTTTAGAAAAAACAGCTGGTATTGCTGAACATCCAGATGTTATTGAAACAATTGAAAAAGAATTGAAAATCATTGCTGAATATGATGACCAAATTGAAATGCTTGAGAAGTATTTCGGCGATACAACACCAAGAGAAGAAATATTATAATGCCAACATACACATTTCAAGATACAGAAACAGGTGAAGTATTTGATAAAATACTAAAGATATCAGAAAAGGATGATTTTCTTAAAAGTAATCCTAACTTGAAATCGTTAGTAACAGGTATAAATATAGTTGCAGGTGTTGGTGGTATGAAAACCGATTCAGGTTGGAAAGAAAACTTATCTAGAATTGCAGAAGCACACCCTACAAGTGCATTAGCAGATAGATAAGTT